AGAACTTAATGAAATACCATTAACTTCTGCAAACTTTTCAAGTGCTGTAGGACTTCAGCAGTTTGTCAAGGATGCCATTAACAAGTCTATATTCGATATAGCAAATGAAGAACCCCAGTTACCATTTTTTGCAGTAGGCGAAAGTGGTGCAACTGACCCCTTCTATGGAAACGTGACCGTAGCAACAGTAGCTGGTACTAGATGGTACGAGTTAAAAGCAAGTAGCTCAAGCGTTCAAGACGATTACGCTTCAATAGACTGGGATGATTTTTATTTAACCACTATTAGTGTTAGTGGTGAATCAGCTCCTTATGTCTCAAAAGGATTAAAGTTTTTAAGCTTAACTGATTGGAAAAGATATTATAGAGACAGCGAAAACGAAGACGATGCAAATGCTCAAACATATGGTGAGCCAAGATTTGTAATTAAATCACCAGATAATAGAAAGTTTGGTTTAAGCCCACTTCCTGATAAAGTGTATAACATACATTTTTATGCATTTGAAAAACCTACAGCTTTATCAGCACATGGAGATACAGTTGTATTTCCAGAACAATATACAAATGTCATAACTGCTAAAACAAGATACTATGTATGGCAGTTTAAAGAATCTCCACAACAAGCAGCGTTTGCAATGGATGATTATAAAAAAGCTATGAGACGTATGAAATCTAATTTGATTAATCCTACTCCTCGTGCTATGACAGACGACAGAAGATACTTTTAATTTATGGCAACATCACAACCTTATACAGTTGCATGTGCCGGTGGTTTAGTCAAAGCTTCTAATCAGATTGACTTACTTAAAACTCCCGGTGTAGCTACAGACCTTAGAAACTTTGAAGTCTCTATCGAGGGTGGTTATAGACGTATTAATGGTTATAGTAAATTAGGGTCTGGTAGTGCTGCATTAGTAAGCGGTAGTGCTGATACTATTCATGGGGTAATACCTTATGGAGATGGTGTTGTAGCTTGTGCTTCGACTGGAATTTATTTTAGTCAAGACGGCACAAGTTGGTTAAACATAAGTAGAAGTTCTGTAGATGCTAGTGGAGATAACTACTCAGCCTTTACAGGTCGTAGTACGCTTACTAGAACAGGACAAGGCAAGATTAGCTTTTCTTTGTTTGAAGGACCTACATATGATTATGGGCTACTAATAATTTGTGATGGAGCTAACGAACCTTACTACTTTAGAATGGAAGGTACAGGCTCTAACATTAATACTAGAACATACTTTGGTGGTGAAATTACTGTAACAAGTACTAAGTTTGCAACATACTCTGAAATACACGATAAACATTTAATTGTTGCAGGTGTTGAAGATAATCTTAGTACGGTTTATTATAGTACATTATTAGACCCTACAACTTTTAATGGTACTGGTTCAGGTTCTATAACCTTATCAGACCAGATAGTAGGAATTAAAAGCTTCCGTAATGAACTTTTTATATTTTGTAGAAACAGTATATTCAAGCTACAAGATATAAACGGTACAGCAGTGGTAATTCCAGTGGCAAAAAACATTGGTTGTCTCTCCGGCTACAGTATCCAAGAGATAGGTGGTGACCTTATCTTCTTAGCACCAGACGGATTAAGAACAGTTGCTGGTACTGCAAGGATTGGAGACGTTGAGTTGGGTACAGTTAGTAAAGCTATCCAACCTATTATTACACAAGTAGCAGAAAACATTGACAAATATATAATTTCAAGTGTTGTTATTAGAGAAAAGTCTCAGTATAGATTATTTTATACAAACACAAGTGTTATTAACGCACAACAAGAAGGAATTATAGGAACGCTTAGACCAAACGGGTTTGAGTGGTCAGAAACAAAAGGAATAGAAGTAACCAGTATAGGAGCTGGATTTAATAATGATGGTGTTGAAAAATATTTTCACGGTGATACTGATGGCTATGTGCTTGTACACGATTCAGGTAACGACTTTAATGGGTCTAACATACTTGCTAGATACGCCACACCAGATTATGACTACGGAGACTTAGGAACTTTAAAAACTTTACACTATGTTAGAGTTTCTTGTTCAGCAGAGGGAACTGTAACTCCGGCACTACAAATTAAATACGACTTTAACAGTCAAGATATACCTCAACCAACAAGTGATTTTTCTTTTGGTACAGTTAATTCACCTGCAATATTTGCAGAAGCTGTCTTTAATACTAATGCATTTGGAGGAACAGCAGCACCAATGATAAGAATACCAGTACAAGGAAGTGGTACAAGTAATAACTTTACAGTTGTTACAGAGGATACAAAAGCACCATACAAAATAAATGGTTTATATATAGATTTTATACCTTCAGGTAGGAGATAAACAAATGGCAGGGTACATAAGACAGAGTTCGTTTTCAGATGGAGACACAATAACTGCTGCACTATTCAACAACGAATACAATCAACTTTTAAGTGCTTTTAGCAATACTTCAGGTCACGCACATGATGGCACAACAGCCGAAGGACCTGTTATAGGATTGATTGGAGATGCAGGAGAAACTTCTCCAAATAATAAAGTATTAATTGATACAACAAATAACTACATTGAATTTTATGTACAAGTATCTAGTAGTCCTGTACAACAGTTATACATAGCCGATGGTGCTATTGTACCTGTTACAGACAACGATATAGATTTAGGTACAAGCTCTTTAGAATTTAAAGATGCGTATTTTGATGGTACTCTTTATGCAGATGCTATTAACTTTAATGGTACAGCCATTACATCTACTGCAGCCGAGTTAAATATCTTAGATGGTGTAACGTCTACTGCAGCCGAACTAAACATATTAGACGGTGTAACGTCTACTGCAGCCGAACTAAACATATTAGACGGTGTAACGTCTACTGCTGCCGAACTAAACATATTAGACGGTGTAACGTCTACTGCTGCAGAACTAAATATCCTTGACGGTGTTACAGCAAGTGCTACAGATATTAATCTTATAGATGGCATAACAAACGGAACAGTAATAGCAAGTAAAGCTATTATAACAGATTCAAACAAAGACATTACTGGTGGTAGAAATATTACTATTAGTGGTGAATTAGATGCTGCTACCCTAGATATTAGTGGTGATGCAGACATTGACGGAACTTTAGAAGCCGATGCAATTACAATAGCTGGAGTAACATTAGCAGAAACAATTAGCGATACTGTAGGAGCTATGGTTAGTTCTAATACAGAGACAAACATTACAGTTACTTACGAAGACTCTGATAATACTTTAGACTTTGTTATAGGAACTCTTAATCAAGATACAACAGGTACTGCCGATAACATAACTGTTTCAGCTAATAACTCTACAGACGAAACTGTATATCCTATCTTTGTTGATGGGGCTACTGGTTCTCAAGGAGCAGAAAGTGATACAGGTTTAACATATAATCCTAGCACAGGCATGCTAACTACTACAGGTGTTACTGCTACATTTACTGGTAATATTACTGGTAATGTTACAGGAAATACAAGTGGTACAGCAGCTACAGTAACAACGGCTGCTCAATCTAATATAACTTCATTAGGAACTTTAACAACTTTAACAGTTGATAACGTTATTATTAATGGTACAACTATTGGACACACATCAGATACTGATTTAATAACTTTAGCAGATGGTAATGTTACAATAGCAGGTGAGTTAGATTTAACTACACTAGATGTTTCAGGCAATGCAGATATAGACGGAACATTAGAAGCTGATGCAATTACAGTTGATGGAACTGCTTTAAATGAATACATAGCCGACACAGTTGGAGCTATGGTATCCAGTAATACGGAAACAAATATTACTGTAACCTATGAAGATGGTGATAATACATTAGACTTTGCAGTTGGCACACTTAACCAAGATACTACAGGAACAGCAGATAATATTACAGTATCTGCAAATAACAGTACAGATGAAACTGTTTACCCAATATTTGTAGACGGAGCTACAGGCTCTCAAGGTGCTGAAAGTGATACAGGACTTACTTATAATCCTTCAAGTGGTTTATTAACTATTAGTGGAGAGCTAGATGCAGGAAGTTTAGATATATCAGGAGATGCTGATATTGATGGAACACTTGAAGCTGATGCAATAACTATTGGTGGAGTTAC